TCATGCTACATCCCCTTTTGCGTGGGCCAGCTTGACCAGAACCGCATCGGTTTCGTCGGGCGACACGCGGGCGTAATGCTCGATCACGTTCGCCGCATAACGGACAGACCAGCCCATGTGATTTGCAATTTCGGCAAGGGAAAGTCCCGCATTCAGCAGGCGCGTTGCAGCCGTCCCGCGCGCATCATACAGGCGCAGCTCATCGGACAGCTTGGCCTTATCGCGCCACTGACGGACGCCCTCGGACGCGCGGTGCGGGGTCAGGGCGTTGCCGTTTGCATTCGTGAGGATTAGCAACCGGCCCGGCGGTGTCGTGTCGATCACCTCGGCCAGCGCGGGTGTGATCGGGATATGAGCCAGCCGCTTACGCTTGTTCGTCCGGACGCGAAGTCGACGGCCCCGCGGCGTATGCTCGATATGGGCCGGATTTAGCTTGACCAGGTCAGCCGGACGCAAGCCGGTTTCGCAGGCTGCACAGAGAATGCGGCGAACCCATTCCGGCGCGACTGCGTTGAAGGCTTCCCGGTCGGCCGGGGTCCAGACGATTTCTGATCTGTCCACCTCATAGAGCCGGTGGAGCTTGTGGCAGTGGTGTTCGGAAAGCCTGCCCTCATCCACCGCCCAATTGAGGATGCGGACTGCATGGGTGCCAGCCATATCGTGCTGCTTGGGCGAGTGCTTCCAGAGCGCCCGCCATGCGTTCATTTCGCCGCGCGATCCACGCTCCTCGAAGATGACGGCTGGCGCATCCTTGAAGTGATCCGCGAAACGGAGCGCCCACCTCCGTTGATCGGCAAAAGACCGATCGCCCTTCGCTCGCGCAGTGCTGGATAGGAAGTCGTCCACCATTTGGGGTGTCATGTAGTCGGCCGGTTTCGGGCGCGCAGCGGCTTCCGCGAATGCTTGATAGAAAGCAGGGTCGTTCGGCTTGCGGTGGTCATCTTCCCAGAATTTTGGGCCACCACGCCATGCGTAGAAGTGAAAGCGGCTCTTGCCGCTCGCCAGCTTTCTCCGGACACGGTGAACACCTTTGGGCAGATCAGCTTGAGGCACGATCTGCCCTCCACTTTTCGAGCGGTGTCATGTCGGGCTTGGCGGTGTCGCCGCCGGTCCCGGCCGTGATCAGGAATCGCTTTCCGTCTGCGCTTTCCACGACAACAGAGACTTGATCATAGCCCGCAGCCTTCGCCGCTTCGAAAGCTGGCGTAAGGTCAGATTTTCGGATTGCAGCAGGTCGGCGCTCCATCAATCCACCTCCCAGCCGATCATTTCGAAGCCAATCTGATGGATCGTCTCGAGATTTATGTGTGCTGAGCGCGGAACTGGATCGCCCCCAATTCGATTCATACCCTCCCAATCACGGATGGCAGCTTTCCATTCTTCTGACTTTATCGGCAAGCTGCTCACAGCTTCCCATTGTTCGCGCTGATGGTAAGCCTGGTCCCGGTCCCCAATACGAAGCACGGCGTCGCCCTGCTCGGAAAGCGTTAGGCGGCCAAGAGCGATGGCGCTGTAGGGAAGAGCGTCTTCAAAGCACTTCACCAACGCCTCTTCCAGAGTTTCGTCTGCATTGAGGCAATCTGGCAGATCCAAGTGCGCGTCCGTAGCACGTAGATCCGGCTTGAGTTTGCCGAAATATTGTACGTCTCGGACGGCCTTACCTGGCGATGTAGATGCCACAACCGCAATGATCACCCGGACCGCATCCAACGATGTCAGGTCAGGCGCATTCACCCCCCGCGCGCCAGTCGTGAACAAACCGGCCTCACGCAAGAACCGCACGATTGTGCGGATCGTCTTTTCCTCCCTCCGGAGACTTTGCGACATAAGAGTGATGAACTGGCTCTGCTTCATCCTTAATGAATAGATTTCTTTTAGATCGCCAGTCAACCCTAAAAGAATTTTTTCCACTTAAAGCCCTCGTTCAGCTTTATCTGCGTTCTGCAGAATGTCAGTGATCTTATCGAGGCTTTGCACGGCCCGGTGCATCGCATCACTTATCCGCTCAGCGACATAAACCGCTGCGTCTCTACTGCGCCCCTGGCCTTCTACGCCGCTATTCTTGATCATCGCCTCCAGAGCGAATGAGAGGTGGAGCGCTTCTTCGACTCCGTCGGGATAGCTCTCGAATTCAGGGTGAACGATGTTGAGCACCGCCGAGACTGCGGCCGGATACTCGGTGGGCAAGCTTGCGACATAGGCTGCTTGACGATTCCGAAGAGCTTCCACTTTCGCAATGTGGTCTCGAAAGATCGGCTCGACACACAGCGCATGACGATGCACCTCTTCGTTCTCCCAATGCGAAACCGGTTCAACAGATTGAGCATCATTGTTCGCGCAGGCGCGTTCGTTGGTCATTGCCAGGGACTCCTAATTACGGTATCAACAGTTTATGTTGATATTGCACCGACACTCAAAGTGTCAACAGAAAATGTTGAAATGACCCCAGCACAATGCCGGGCGGCGCGCGCCCTATTAGAAATGACACAACCGGAGCTAGCGGCAGCTGCAGGCTTCGGGCTGTCCACAATTGTGGACTTCGAAAAAGAACGACGTGTAGTCTCAGAAACGGCGCAAGCCAGAATGAAGGAGGCGCTTGAGAACGCAGGGATTGCATTCATTCAAGAGAACGGCGGCGGTGTGGGCGTTCGGCTTAGAGATAGGAGTTCCAATGGCTAAGATTAAAATTGAAGACGTTTTGCATCACCTAGACTATGATATGAAACGCGCTCTTGAGGACACGGTCAGGAAACACATTCCAAACGCCACGGTGGACCGAAATGTCCTCTACAGAACATTCTTGAAAGAGGTCTATCGCAAGTGTCGATCCTGGGAGGAAGTCCCGGACCGATACGTAGAGAAATGAGAGCGTTGGTAGAGCACATTACCAAAATATTTAGCAACTTGAGGTAGCAATGAATCCGATTTTTGACCGTCACGGACGGGTAGTCGCTTGGCTTCGCGACGACAGAATTCATGACCTGAACGGCCGCCATATCTCGTTCATCAGTAATGGAAACTTCTTTGGTTACAACGGCGCACACATTGGACAGTTTTCTAACGGGTTCTTTAGAGACAGACGTGGATATGCATTGGCGTTTGTAAATGGGGCAACTGGCGGCCCGGTTCTGCCAATCACCAGTATCCCACCTATCGCCCCGATTCCTGCAATCGCGCCCATTCCTCCTATCCCGGGCATCCCACCTATCCCTCCTATCCCGAGTCTCAGTTGGTCTAATACCAGCTTGTCACAGCTCCTAGGGGCATAGAGTCACGCGCCGCGCCCCCAACACTTCAAGGAAGCCGCGCGCTGTCGGGGTTTTACGGCACTCTCCGACTGATCCGGGGCGGTGTGAGGAAGCTTTTAACCTCAGGGCACGCCCGGCCCTATTCCTTCCAATCTACCATACGCATCGCACCGGACACATCGCCTGGCGAAATGCCCGCTTCTTTCGCGTCGGCCATGGTTTTGATGATAGTGGAGAGGGCGCGGGCTCTCCCACCGGCATCAAAGGCTTGCAGTGGTCGGATGGTGTCGATCTCGACCCGCCCCCCGAGCTTGGCGGATGCCTCGTCGGCAAGAAGCGCAGCGATGGGTTGGAGCGTCCAGATTGCAAGCTGACGCTGGGCCTCCCTGACGGCCGGGCCGGTAGCGGAACGGTTCACCAGCGACGGCAGGACGCCATAGGCCATGAGAATGCCCTCGCGGGCCGCTGCCAGCGTCTCGGAAGTCATGGACTTCGATAGATCCGGGGAGAGCTGATCCGGTTTCTGCCCGATCTGGGGGTTCATGCCCGCCGCCGTCGCCTGCGCAACGCCCTCGATCACCAGCGTAGAGCCGCGCCGCCCTCGGAATGCGCCACGCATCGAGGCCATGTCATCGGCCCCGGTATCCGGCAGTGGCACGATCTGCGAGCCAAGCGGGGCATTCTCGAAGGTCTCGCCAAGGGCCGACTCAACCGCGTGGAGCATCGCCCCAGTGAGGCTGGACCGACGCAGCGGGGCCGTTCCAATCCAAGGGCTCAGGTTGTCCGAGCCGATCCGAAGGTGAAGCACCTCGGCCGCCAAAGCGGTTACCGTGCGCCCGCCGCCAGCCTCTGGGATGGACAAGCGGTAAGCACGGGGCTTGCCGTCACGGGTGGTCACATCCCAATCGGTCGCCGGGACAAGTCCAAGCTCGGTGATCAGGTAGACCGCCTCGCCATTCAGCGCGGCCGAGCGTGCAATCATCGCCATCGTCTGGCGGGTCAGCAGCTCGGTGCCGGACACGTCCGCCATTGCGAACCCTCCTTCCCAGAGGCTGACGCAACTTTGCACCGTCGCCGTGAGCTCGGCCACGCCGCGCCGCCCGCTGATGAAGCTGTCGCGTGCGGCCATGACCTGGGCGGTGTAACCGGACCCGCTAGATCTGGTCTCGATCGGGCGCAGCATATTCTTGAGCCATCCGAACATTTTTACCTCCACCGCACCGCAGGATGCGGTGTCTGCTTCACAACCCTCTCAGCCACTTCGCCAATGGGTTGCCAGTTCCGAGCTTCGATCTGAGCTTGCGGGTAAGCCGGCTTCGTGACCGCGCTGATCTCGATCAGATCAGCCGCCGTGATGGTCCGTAGGATTGCGTTTCCACGTTCCTCCACCGTCTCGCCGCCTGGCCGAACGCGAAAGCCGGGAGACAGGCCCCGCACCAGCCCGGCCGCATGCGCCGAGAGGAAATCCCGGACATAGCTGACCTGCGCCATATCGGCGCCGATGGTCGCTTCCACCGTGAGCGCATCAGCCGTTTCCGTCAGGGTCAGGGTTCCTGCCGAACGTGAGGCCAGCGGCTTGTTGAAGTCATGGCCGGACAGAAAGTGCACGTCCTCGCCGCGCTCGATCCGATCCGCGAAGGCACGGGCTGCGATCATCTCACGACGCTCACGGCCCATGCCCACGCGCTCGGCCAGCACGGTTTCCCGGCCATAGGGAAAGGTTGCCCGAAGGCGGGTTTCCCCGCCCTCGGTGCGCAGCTCAAGGCTGCCAACATGAGCGCCCCAGAGCATTACGCAGCTTCCAGTTCGAGACCGGTCAGCAGTTCGAGCTGGGCCGGGCGCGCCACGGTCACGTCCATCGTAGCTAGCGCCGTGATCCGCAGCCCGCCGGACTGAGCATCGCTGTAGGGGTCGCGGATCATGTCCACCGCGCCCCAGGCGCCAACGAAGATCGGGGCGACACCGCCCGCCGCGGTGGTCAGCAGCGCGGAGGTGGCGGAAGGCGTTCCGGACGGCGCTGCAAGAGCGTTGTTCGTCATCGCGATATTGCCCGCCGGGATGTTCTTCACCAGACGATCCCATTCGGACACGGCCGTGCCGCTGATCAGGGCGCTGTCCAGATAGTCCCACAGCTCGGGCCGGATCAGGGCCCGGACCGCGTCTGGAGAACCGGCCGCGTTGGCGGTCATGAACCGGGTGACTGCCGAACGGAACGCACCCCAGCTCGCCAGCGCGGCTACCGCCGTGGACGAGATGCCGTAGGTTGCCGCGCCCGTGATGACGCCGAGCGGTTGACCGTTGGCCCCGGTGCCGAGGAACGCCGCCTGATCCATCGCAGCGCCCATGGCACCGTTCATATCCCGCCGCACCGCCTGTTCCAGCGCCGCGCCGGACTGCTTGAGCGTCTTGCGGGTGATGCGCATCTGAATGCCGAGGTTGTGGTCCGGCGACATGGCGCGGTCAGTGGTGGCGTAGGTGGTCGGCCCGGCCACGTTCGCCGTCTCGCCGTCCGCCCAGCCCGCCGTGACGGCCGAGGTGGTCACCGGCCATTCGACCGCGCCCGCGTCGATGCTGATCATCTGCGCCCCCATGCGCGCCGCCACGCTGTCCGGGAACAGCCGGTCGATGATGGGGCGAGTCTGGATCGGGTTCGGGGTGCCACTGGCGACGGTCTCACCGGCCCGGACTTCCAGCGCCTGCCACGGCACGGGGATGCCCCGGAAGCCGCCCGCGCTGCGCAGCTCGGACACGATCTCGGCCGTCTGCCCGTCAAGCTGACGCCCTTCATCGAGGGCCAGCGCGACCTGACGCATCTCGAAACCTGCCATCAGCTCGGCCCATTCTTGGGTGGAGCGGGTTTCCAGTTCGCTGCCCGCGTCCCGGCGCTCGGTGTCTTCCGCGATCAGGGCCGCGCGATAGCGGGTTTCGTTGGAGCGATATTCCCGATCCAGCGTTTCCATCTGGCGGATTTCGTCCTCGGACGGGGTTTCCTTGCCCGCCAGCTCGGCGAGGTTCTGGCGGATTTCGCTTTGCCGCCGTGCGATCTTCACAGAATCCAACATGCTCATTCCTCATGCTTTGTTGGGTTACTTTTCCCGAGCCGCTCAAGCGACTCGACAGCTTGCCGCCAAGATTGGCGGTCTTCTCGGGGCGGGGGGTGCCCGCACTCGATCCGGGTCTTTCGGGTGTGGCAACCCGGGCAAAGCGCCTGGAGGTTGCGCGGCTCATAGGACAGCTCGGGGTGCGTCCTAACTGGCCTGATGTGGTCGACCTCGAGCCGTCCTCCGCAGCCGCAGGACCGACAGCGATAGCCGTCGCGCTCAAGAATCTCCGCGCGCAGCGCTTTCCAGCGTTTGGTGCGGGTGATCTTGCGTGAATAACGATGGTGCTCTTTGCGGATGCTCACAGCGTGTCCTCCGTCCAAGCCGTGATTTCGAGGAAGGCCCGGTCGAATGGCAGTTCCTTGATGCCGTCGATCTCGTAAGCCATCCCCTCATGCATCAGCCGATCCGCACGGCGAATGGAGCGCGCGAAGGCCGAATCTCGGATCACAAACCTGCTCACCAGCCTATTTTCCCAGTGCGCGGCAACGACCCGTTCGGCGTCAGACATGTCACGGCGACGAGCGAAGAGCGTTGGGCCAAAATCCTCCCATTCGGTGCTCACCACTCCGCCCGGTCCCGTGACCTGGATTTCACGCTGCACCTGAATGCGGCGACTGAGGCTTCCAGCATTCAGAACCATGCCATCCTCGCTTTCGTTTGGGGTTGGGCCGCGATACGCGCGCCTTGCGCCACGGCGAGGACGGAAGCCGCCGCCGCGTCGATGCGGCCGGTGGAACGGGCTTTTGCGATCTTGATATTGTTGGCCGGGTCGCGCAGGCAGACCGTGTCCGCAAAGGCCGAGCGCAACAGTAGCGAAGGCCTAGCTTTGACCAGGCCATCGAAGGCGGCGCGGCGGAACCGTTCCGCATCTTCACCACCATCGCGAAAACCCTGCCCCCGCCAGACACAAGGGGCACGAATCCCCGCCCTGTTTAGCGCCTCGGACAGTTCCGCTTGCTTGTAACGGTCCATCGTGATCGCCGTGACATGCTCGCCCTCGACGTGGCGCATCACTTCGGCAAGCCAGGGGGCCACGGGCACCGTTTTGTCGCCCAGGACGGTTAACTCACCGCGCTCCTGCATCTCAACGTAGCGGCCAGCCACGCCATCAGCCTGACCTCGATCCAGCAAGCCGGGCATAGATGGGAAAGTTCCCACCGCTTCAAGTCGTCCGGTTTCGGGCCAGTAAAACGCCGCCGCAGTCATCGAGGCTGAACCACCGAGGTCGATCCCGATCACAACGCCGCCCTGGCGTGGCGGTAGGGTCTCGGCTTCACAGCTCAACCATTCGTCCAGCGTGATCAGCAGATCGCGGGACTCGCCGGACACGCGCTCATTTCGGTTGTAGAGCCGGAAGCTCGTGAGGCTCGAACCGCCGCGCGCGATCGCCCGTTTGGCTTGAGCTTCCAGCCATTCCAGCGAACCGCCGATGCCATGCGGCGCGCCGGGGTTGGCGATCAGAAGGCTTTCCGGATCATCGGCAGGCAGGCCCGGTGCGGGCCGATGCTCTTGGACATAGGAACCCGGTGCGGGATCGTCGATCCACCGTGAAAACGGGTGCGTGTCGTCGCTGGCGGACGTGCTGATAAGGAAGGCGCGCCCGTCCCGCTTGCCGAGGCCGGACAGCAGGGCGTGTTCGAGCTCGTCGCCGCGATCCAGCGCCCAATGCCCGCGCTCATCGAGGATTGCCATTGTCGGAGCGCCGCCGAGGGCGGACTTGCCGTCAGCAGCAATGACGCGCAGAACGTGCCCGCCGCCGTCGCCCTCAAACTCGATTTCGAGGCGCGGGGCGCGGCGGTAGATCAGGCGGCGTTGCAGCTCAAGCGGCAGGGTGGCAGCGAATCCGGCGACGAAGTCCCAGATGATGCGGCCCTGATCTCGCGTCCGGGCGGCTGCGATGATCTCGCGACGGGGCTGGCGATCCCAGACGCCAATGAGACCGCCGAGCGCAAGGCCTGCCGTGATCGCGGATTTGCCATTGCCGCGCCCGATGCTGAGAACCGCGTTGGCGGTATCTTCGGCCATCGCGCCTTCGATGAACTGCCGTTGGAAGGGGGCGAGGGAAACAGGTTTTCCGGCGTTCGGCCCTTCCGGAATACGAAGGCCATGCATGAATTGCATAGCTCGCTCGGCTGGCGACCCGTCGTCATCCTGCGCGAAAAGAGAAAACTCCCATCCCCGGTTCCCCGGGCTCGTGAAAGTCGCGGCATTGGGACCAGATCCAGCTTCGAAGAGGTCAGCCTGCTCGATCGCTGGCGACTCTGCGCGCGACGGCAGCGCCGATCCATCAGCGCGTCTCCACTCTCTTTTTTTCTTCACCTCGGTCATCGCTCGCGCGTCTCTCTATTCAATCTCGGTTCCTCACTGCTCAATGGTGAGGCCTGAGCGCAGGGCATAGGACGACTGCCCACGCCGAGCGGCGTGGCAGTCCCCATGCCCTCCGCGTGTCGGTCTGCTCAACGGAGCCGGCCTTCGCTTTGGGCCCGTCCGGTCATGCGCTCCTGCCGGTCGGTCGGTTGCTGCTTGCGGCACCTGAGCGCGGTGCCGGGGATCGGGCCTCAACCTTGCGGACTGCCCTTTGCCTGTGATCCCGCCCGTGGTAGGCTTTCACTCAGTGGTGCCACCGTTGCTGACCCGGTCCACCACCTCGGCCCCGCGCTGCTTCGGCGCGCGGGGCCGCGCTTTTCACCTCTCAATCAGTTCGATCTCGTCGCCACGCGGCTGAGACAGGTCAGCCACCAATTGACGCATGATGAGAGCTTGCTTGGTGGAAGGCCGCCAACTGGCGCGCTTGCCGTGCTTTGCGATCGAGCGAACGAAGCCCTTCAGCCATTCGTCCGATCCGTCAGCCATCACGCGCCGCATGACGAGGGGCCAGCGAAGCGTAAGGATTTCATCGAGCTCAGGGTCAGTCATACCTGCACCCCGCGATACCTGGCCGCGACCCGCGCCATGTGCGGCGACGTTGTAAGGCTCTTCGCATCCATCGGGGATCGGCCGTCATAGTGGAGCGCCGCCTGATCCATGAGCGCTTGCGCGAGGTCTGGCGGCACGTCTGTGGCGGCTGCACCGAACCCAGCCTGATACTCAATCGTAATGCGGGTGGGCGTCAGGTCGTAGTAATCTGCACGCCAGCGGACGTAGGGCCGATTGCCTCCGACGAAATCAAAGGCGGTGAATGCCTCGCCGTCGATTGTCACGGTAGGAACGTCTTCATCCGCAGCCGGGCCAATCGGGAGAGCCAGACCGCAATCCTGCGACGGATCGAAGATCGTTACCCGGATCGTCTGCGTCAGCAGGGCAATCTGGGCGAACTGCTCGATTTCGGCCGCAGCGGTCTTACCGATGTTCTGGATTGCTGTATCTTCGTAGTCGGTGTCGACTCGAAGATGCAGCTTCAGGTCACTCACGGAAAATGGCAGCGTTGGGCCGTTCTGGTCCCGATGTATAAGCATCTTCATGCTCACACCTCCATTTCGCTTATGTGTCGGTGAAAGGCTGCTTGGTCTGCTGAGCTCATCGCCTCGAAGGCGGCAGCGGCATATGCCTTGAGCTCAGTTCGCGTCGCGTTGGCTGCCCACCAGCGCGCATCCGACATCCCTCCGAGGAAGGATGGTCTCGGACTGCCTGCAGGGCAGACTGCACCGGCCGCGATTTCCTCACAGGTATCAGGGGCTAGCGTGACCAACGTGGAATAGGCGAGCGAGACTCGCTCCGCAGGATTCAAGCGGACGCCGATGACCTGCGCGAAGTCTATCCAAGCGCGCGGCTCACCAAGCGTCAGTGCATAGCCGAGCGCCTTGGCTGCACGCTTGTGCGGCTGCTTGATGAGCTTCGCGAGGTTTGGGGCTTGCTTTCGGTTTACAGTCGGCCTGTAACCGTTTGATTTTCCGACCCCCTTAAAGGGGGGGCGTTTACACAATTTTGCAACGTTATCAGGCAGTTCAGAAGGATTGCAAATCCGTGTACACCGGTTCGATTCCGGTACTCGCCTCCAAATTTTTCAATGACTTACGTCGCTCTTTCTCGTTCAGAAATCGGATTTTGAAACAAGCGTTGAAACTTTCACGTTCCCTTCTTGTTCTGTTCCATTCGATTCCGGGCTTCTTGGGCCTGCTGTGCAAAAAGTCGCTGTCGGACCTCACCACCATATTTTTTCAGCATTTCTACGCCCGAGTGACCTGTGACGGCCTTCACCATTTCGTCGTCGCATCCAGCTAAGTAGAGCTCGATCGTCGCATTCTTGCGCAGACCGTGCGTGACATATTTCTTAGCTTGCGGATGCTTCATGCTTGCCTTCACCTTACGCATCTCCTCGGCGATCATGCGGTAGCTTACTGGCCGCCCCTTTGCATCTGTGATCACGTTAAGTCCCTTCTTCGGAACCGCAGATAGATACTCCGCCAAGCGTTCGGTGAGCGGGATCCACAACTCCTTGTCAGTTTTGCCTTGCTTAACCCGATAGACGCCCTCCGAAAGGTCGCCCCAACGGATCTTCACCACATCGCCAATGCGCTGGCCGGTCCCGATACAAAGTTCGTAAACAAGCCTTGCTCTAGCTGTTGCAACTTCTTCGAACTCTTCGCGCACATCCTGCGGCCACGGCTCCCAGCCGTCACTTTTTTGCTTCAGGAGAGGAACGCCATGCGCCGCGGTTTTGTCACCGGTTCCTTTAATAAAGCCTTTCAGTCTTGCATGGTTGAGGAGCACCACCATAACCTGAACGAGATAGTTCGCTTGGCGCCAATGATGCCTGTTCGCTTGCTGTAACTCGTAGATGTGCGTTGTTTCGATCTTAGCCGGCTCATAGTCGCCCCAAATATCTCGAATATGGCTAATATACTTGTGGTAGTCGCTTTTCGTGCGGGGAGCGAGTTTCTGAAAAGCCTCGCTTTCATAATAGCTTAGAATAAGGGCCTCAAAGTTCCTCTTGGAAGGAGCTGACTTTTCTGCCTTAAGAAGCCGATTATAATGATCCCAAAATTCTGGCGACCCCGGCTCCTCGTGCATCATCTCTGACTGGCCGCGAGCCCGGCGAATAAACCGAACATACTCACGATCTTCGTAGACATATTTAGGGAGCGCTCTCCTCGTCAT